GGAAACGTGCAGGTGCCATCCGAAGAGCAGCTGGAAGAGTTCGCAAAACAGTTCCTAACTAAGCTCCAGGCACAAGCTAACGAAACCGAACAAGAAGGTCCAGCTCCAGACCAGGAGCACCAAGACTCTGAAAGCAAGGGTCTTTTCAATTTCCTGGAGGCGTTAGCCTCAAAACTAAGCGAAGGAGATGAAGAGAAGTGAAGAACCTTGATTTGCTTAAACAGCAGAAGGCTGAGTTTGCGGTCAAAATGAGGGAAGCCGTTCAAAACAATGACGAAGAGGCGTTTGCTGAAGCGTTTTCAGATTTTGCCAACGCTCTGCAAGAGGCGGTAATTGCGGAGGCCCGTGGTCTGGTGCAGGCGACTGACACCCAGATCCTGGCCGGACGCGGCGTGAGGGTTTTGACTAGCGAGGAACACACCTACTACCAGAAGCTCATCGAAGCCATGAGGTCTGACAACCCGAAGCAGGCACTCAGCGGTTTCGATGCGGTGCTGCCCGAAACGGTCATCAACACTGTATTCGACGACATCACCGAGGAGCACCCGCTCCTGTCGGAGATCAGGTTCGACAACGCTGCCGCACTAATCAAGTGGCTTTACTCCACCATGGATGGACGATTCCTGGCATGGTGGGGCCCGCTCTGCGGCGAGATCAAGAAGCAGTTGGCAGCTCAGTTCAACTACCTGCACCTCGAGCAAACCAAGTTGAGCGCCTTCGTGCCGGTCTGCAAGGCGATGTTAGACCTCGGGCCAGCTTGGCTCGACCGCTACGTCCGCACCATCCTGGCCGAGGCCATCGCAAATGGGCTAGAGCAGGGTATCATCAGTGGGCGTGGACTGGCCGAGGCAGCCATGGACCCTGATGACCGAATCTATGAGCCTGTGGGCATGGATCGCAATCTGGAAGTGTTCGACAATACCACGGGATACGCGCCAAAGGTGCCGATCCCTGTGACGCAGTTCACACCGGCGGTCTACGGCGACCTGGCGTCGCGGCTCGCGGTAGGACCGAATGGACTTAACCGCACGGTGACGCAGTTGCTCATGGTGGTCAATCCGGTTGACTACTTCAACAAGGTGATGCCGGCGACTGCGTTCCAGCGTCCTGACGGATCGTGGGTACGGGACATCCTGCCGTTGCCGACGAAGATCGTACAATCGGCCTATGTGGAGCAGGGCAAGGCCATCCTCGGCCTAGCCAAGCGCTACATCATGGCTATGGGCACCGGCAAGGGCGGGCGCATCGAGTATAGCGACGAGTATCGCTTCCTCGAGGATGAGCGGACCTATCTCATCAAACTCTACGGCACTGGCAGGCCGATGGACAACACGAGCTTCCTCGTGCTCGACATCGAGAACTTGGTGCCTGCGGTGCCTGACGTGCATATTACCAATGATCCGCTTAACGTGGCTGGCGACGTCGCGGTCACCAACGACCCGCTGACCGTGTACCCTGTCTACGATGCACGGCTGGCGAGCCTGAAAATCGGAGCGCTGACCCTGTCTCCGACGTTCAACAAGAGCGTGATGGTCTACACAGCCACCACCACTGACGCAACCAACACCATCACCGCGGTTGCAAAGGACGGCGAGGCCGAGATCGAAATCCTCGTCAACGGAAACCCACACATCAACGGCACGGCTGCGACATGGGACGCTGGAGAGAACACCGTCGAGATCACTGTGACGAGCGGCACCGAGAGTGAGACCTACACTGTCGCTGTGACCAAGTCCTGACATAACGAGCCACTAACACACGCAGGGCGGTGACACCATTCACCGCCCTGCACATTTCCAGTGGGAGGTGATGCACCGTGCTCCAGGCCGTGAAGGACTACCTCAAGATCACCTGGGACGACGAGGACGCCTCGCTGCAGGCAATGATCGAGCGCGGCAAGGCATACCTCAATGATCTCGTGGGCAAGGAACTCGATTATAGCTGTCTGCTGCCTGCCGACGAGTGGTACGAGACGGAGCTGGCCGCGATCCTCACCCAACTAATGGAAGAGCCTGAGGAACCCGAAGAGGGGGAGGAACCCGCAGCTCCGATGACCATTGCAGAGGCAATCGACCTGATTCTAGCGGCAGAGAAACAGCGCGACAAGCAGGTCGTCATGCCTACGCCAGCGGCCTCCCTGCTCCTCGACTACTGCCGCTATAGTTACAATAACGCCAGCGAGTATTTTGAGGAGAACTTTGCCCGAGAAATTCTCCGCCTTCAGCTGCAGGTGGCCGCCAAGGAGCTGAGTGCAGATGGAGAGTCTTAGGCGGCAGGCGTATCGGGAGAAAATGCGGGAGCTGGGCAAGGTGCTCCGGCACAAGATCACTATCCAGAAAAAGACGACCTACATCGACGAGTGGGGCAACCAAGTTCGGAGTTGGGTTGACTGGAAGACGGTCTGGGCCGAAAGACGTAACCTTTGGGGGCAGGCATACTATGCGGCCAAGGCGCATGGAGAAGAAAACAAAGTCATCTTTGAGGTGCGCTACACTCCAGCATACGAAGAGTTAATTCACGCGGTTGACCAGTTTCAGGTTGTCTACAAGGGCATTGAGTACGAGATTAAGCACGTTGACGCTCTCAAAGACGGCGGGGCCTGGATCAGGCTGGAGTGCCTGGAGTGGCCGCCAGGGGAGGTGAGCGCTCATGGCGGTCATCAAAGTTGATGAGCTGGCTGGCGAAATCGTACTGGCCATCCAGGCGTACACAGAGGACGTTAGCGAAGCCATCGACCAGGCCGCCAGAGACACAGCAAAAGCCATGGCCAAAGACCTGCGGGAAACCTCGCCCAAAGACACGGGCGAGTACGCCAAAGGCTGGACGCACCGCAAGGAAGCTCCAGGAAGCTACCGGGTCTACAACAAGAAGAAGCCCCAACTTACCCACCTTTTGGAACACGGCCACGCCAAGGCCGGGGGCGGAAGAGTCGAGGGAATACCCCACATCAAGCCCGCCCAAGACCGCTATGTGCCGGAGTTTGAGAAGAAAGTGCAGCAGATCCTGGAGAGGGGTGGTTAGCGTTGACCTACCTGGAC